TTTTTTAAAGTTTATTTTTTTGTTAAAGATAAAAAATGGAGATCCATCTATTCCAGAAATATCAAACTCTACATCTTTATCAAAAATCCAAGGAGTATAAAATCTATAAATTGCATCAAAACATTGATTTGGAACATCATATGTATTTGGTGATGGATAAAACTGCCTTTGCCAAGTTTTGTCTAGTGCATATACCCCATTAGCCTGTGGTTGAACCCATATCTCCGCATGTGTTTTTTGTCTTATAATTGCAAAATCTTCTTGCAATATTAGTTCTGGTTTAACTGAAAAGTGAAATGCATATCCATTTATTGGTTTAATTAGTTTACCATCATAGTTCCTATTGCGATATATATAAGATTCAGACCACTCAGGAAACATAGTATGATTATCTGTACATATGTCTTTAAATGTTTTTGTTGATGAGTTGATCCATGACAATGAACCAATTATATTATTTTTGCAAAAACTATTAAGATCCATTTACTTCCTTTGCTGAGGTGGCAGGTATCGATCCTGCGACATCCGAATTAACAGTTCGGCACTCTACCATCTGAGTTACACCCCACCATTCTCTTAGTTAGAGAGAACCGTTACCATTTTTGAAGATGGCACAATTGACTTGGTGTTTGCTGCTACTGCAACACCCGCTACTGAAGTAGAAAATTCAATAGATGTATTTGGAATTAGCCCCTTAATTGTTGAAACATTTTCAGGAGTTACTAGAGTCGCTAGAATGTCAACCTCTCCAGTCTTATAGGTGCCCTTATAAAGGTAAGAGCCAACAGACACAACCTCTGCAACGCATGCAGGGAAGTCAATAGGCTTCGATGGATTGTTTCCTGCTGAGGCATATACCTGAATACCCTTTAGATTAAGTGATACAACAGAAGACTTTACCTTGTTAAATCCTGTTTGTGGTGTATAAGGTGCTGTTGCTGGAGGGAAACACTGATCAGCCAACTTTGCTTTCGTGTTATTTATATATCTTGAAAATGATACTGCAGACACAGCATTAGAATTGCTGTTTACAAAATCTAGAGCATCGATAAACCCAATAAGTTTAACATCACTAGCAACACCCTTTTTGCTTACTGGTGCTGCTTGAATCAGAACTAATGTTGCAGATGGATTTTGTTGACGAGCAACCAGTGCCATCTGAGTTCCGTGATCCTTGTTTGATACTGTCTTATTAAGACAACGGTCTGATGCAACACAAACAAATTCAACACTTCCGCTAATCTGTGTTAGATTGAATGCATTATCGATAATTACAATTCGCTCACCTGCTGCTGCTTGTGACTGAACTGGTACTACAACTGAAAACAATACTGCTACTAGTGCTACGATCTTTTTCATTTTATTCCTTTTCATTTTATTCCTTTTCATTTTTACGATATCATCAATCTGATGACATGACAACAAGGGTCTCCCCCTGCCTCCCACTCTTGTACTTCTTCTTCACCCATGTATTCGTATCCACCATCATGGGTATTGCAATAAGGTGGAGTTACCCATCCTCTTTCAATACCATTTGAAAGCCAGATACCAAACTCTTGTTCTTCTGATGACAAATCTTCGTGCTTGTGATTCATATAATAAGTATACCCTTAAAGACTTACTACGTCAACTGGTCCCATGCATGATGGGCTAAATTTAATTGCTGCTGAGACCGCTGATACTACACGATTTCTAGCATTTTTTTGCTTATCTGTAGCATACAAAACTCCATATGCATATTCTGCTCCTGAACCCATTGCAAGATATGGAAGTGTGTATTTAGATAAAGACATATCTGCAGAACTATGCTCGTAGATTTCACCACGAACCGCAATGATCAAACCAAGATCGCCATCTTTTGATGTGTCTACCCAAAACTCATTATAGAATTCACGAAGTTCTTTTACAAACTTTGTCTGCATAAACTTATCTGTATCTTTAATGTTTGGAGCAGTTGGCTTAAAGTTATAACGGATTCTCTCTCCGTCCATCGCACCTGCATATCCAATTAGATATGGTCCAATTTTCCAAACCTTTGGGGCATCAAGTGCTAAGATAGTTCCATCATCTGAGGCACCACGGTCTCCTGCCATGTAGATTTTATCTTCATGTTTTACTACAGCAATACAAGTCATGGCAAAAGCCCTCTCCAGATAGATATACTCAAGTATACCATCACCCAGAGAGGGCTGTCAACTATAACCTACAATGACTAATTAGCCTTTTTGTCTACAGTCTTAAATGCATCATTTATTTCTGCGATTGTAAGTTTTCCATCGTCCAAAAAAGCCCTTGCCAGTCTTTCAACGACTGTTGCTACGCCTAATAGACCTGCCAGCAAAACTGCCTGAATTGTATCAATTCCTACTACTGCTCCAGCACCAAGCACTGATAGACCAGAAGCAGCAAACACTGCTACGATACGCATCAAGATATTTGGAAGAGCCTTTTGTGGGTGCTCCTTCTTGGGAGCCACTACTACTTTCTTAGTTGCCATTTTTAGTCCTCCTTTCTTAGCGGTATTGTAATTAGCCAAACAACTGTTACTGCAAGTGTTGCAATACCAACAATGTCTCTGGCTGATCCCGTCAAAGTTAACCATGCGATAAAGAATCCAAGGAGGGTAAATGCTTGTGCAATTACTTCCATGCCTGCGTCCTTAAGCCATGTAAAGAATCCCTTCACAACCTTTGTTATTATTTTCATTCTTACCTCCTCATCCCAATCATCGTACTAGCAATCTGTGAAACAATGATTACTGGAATAATGACTTCTTGGGCTTTTTCTCTCTGATCGTCTGTCATGTCCATACCTAATTCAGAGAAATTAGATAGGAGTTCTGTAACATCCACTTCAAATACTGCTCCAAGTGGGTCTGCTAAAAATGCTTCTGTTTGTACTTCTGTTACTGCATCTGCTAATGTAAATGGCATTGGGGTTTCTCCTGCATCCCCTGCTCTTTCTGAGAACTCAACAAATGCTGAGGCTACTGCAGGGTCTGATTTTATTGCCTCTGCTACCTTTGCAACTTCTGCTGGAGCAATTCCAAGGTCTGACGCAATCTCTTTTTTTGCCTCAACTGTTAAAGCCCTGAGTGTCTGGCTTACTGCTGCTGTTTGCTCTACAGAAAGTTTAACTAATTTATTATCCTTGCTTGTAAGATTAGCAATAACTCCAGATAAATCTTCTGATGTTCCTGTTCCAGTTTTTGGAATAAGGGCTACAAGGACTTTATCTTTAATTACTGGATCAACATTTTCTGCTGGCTTAAAGTCTGGTTTTGGAAGCGGCTTAGGCTCTGGAGAAGGCCTAACAGGAGGCTCTAGTGTAGGCTCTGGCTTCGGTTCAGGACTTGGGGCAGGTGTAGGCTTAGGCTCTTCTGGCTTAGGCTCTTCCTTTGGTGGCTCTGGTTTAGGATCAACTGGCTTTGGTGGCTCAGGCTTTGGCTCTTCTGTAGCAGTAGGATTAGTTGGCTTTGGCTCAGGCTTATCTGTTGGTGGTGCAGAAGGCTTTGGCTTTTCTGGTTCAATAGTTGGTTTTGGTTCTGGAGAGGGCTCTGGCTTAGGCTGGTTTGCTGCAGCATTTGCTGCTGCCTGAGCAATGGCTCTTTGAATTTCTCTTTGAGACTGTTCGTCATAGTAACGCCATGCGTTATCAATAGCGCTATTAAGATCATTAATTGCATTGTTAAAATCAGATATAGAATTATTTTTTTCATCCAAAGCATTTGTGAGGTTTTGTATAGCATTTGTAAGGTTTTGTGTAGCATCTTCTAATTCTGATGTTAGGTTTTGTAAGATTTGAACTTCTTGATTATAAACATTTATTTTGTCATTATATTCTGATAACTTATTGTTATAATTTTGTTGCGCTAATTGTCTATTTGCAACTGCATTATTATATGCATCTATTTGTGCTTGAGTTGGTCCTGATCCAGAAGAAAATGTGCCAAGGTTGCAAGAGAATCCTACACCCCAGCCACCAGTATAATCACAACCAGCACCAGTCCATCCTCCAGGAATTGCCCATCCAAGATGATATGATCCTGGACCTCCTCCGTTATACCACCATATCTCTACATCTAAAGTCTTGTCTTCGCTAACATCATATACTGGGGAATAGTTACTCCATGTAACACCTTGGTCTACCCAGTTGTTGACAGCAAGTTGTCCATCAACATACATTTTAAAGCCATCGTCTGTGTATCCCGCAAAATATGTTTGTGTCCAATGATCTGGAACAGTAATTTTTCCAGCAAATTTAACTATAATATTTTCATATCTACCACATACTGGAAGGTTCATTGAGTTTGAATTCCAAGTTCCAGTACACAAGACAGATCCAGGTACTGCTTGATTGCCACTTCTTAATAGGTTATAACCTGTATAGGAAAGTCCTGATCCACCAGAACTTTGAATATTTGATTGTGTGGTTTGAACATTAATGTTGGCTACTGATAGGGAATCCTGAGCATCATTTTTGTCATCAAGGGCGTTGTCCTTATTCTCAAGGGCAATGGCTACTGTGACTGTCTGCCCATCTACATTTGACTGGGCAAGGTTAATTTCTTCTAAGGCTAATGCTTCTGACTCTACTGCATCATCATAGAAATCATTGGCATCGTCTCTAAGTTCCATCGCATTTTTGGCATAGGTAAACTTATTTTCTGCTATGTCTATAAGAGATCTCATTTGATCTTGATAAACAAGATTGTTAACCTTTTTGTTTAACTCTACTATCTCTTGAGCAGCAACAGTTAAAGGGTCGTCAGAATGAGCCTCTGTAGGGGCTATTAAGAGCCATCCAAAGGCTAAAACTGTTGCAACGAATATGCGTAATAATCTTTTTATTGCCTTTCCCCCTTGCAGACATAATGTCTGATAAGGTTATTATATCATTTTATTGCACAAAAAAGGGGCTACCGTAATTGGCAACCCCTTTAGTGTTGGACTAAATTACTTAACTAGAGTAACCTTTGCTTTTGGATTCTTCTTGTTCCACTTTGTTGCAAGTGTATTGAATGACTTCTTAAGAGAAGCAAGTGCCTTAGCATTGTCTGCTGTCAACTTAGCAATCTGTGCATCCTTATCAGCAAGTGCTGCATCTGATGCGATCTTGGCTGAAACAGCCTCTGCCTTTAACTTAGCAATCTCTGCTGCATCCTTAAGAGCATTAGAATCTGCAACTGACTTAGCGGTTGCAGCATCTGCTGCAGCCTTATTTACTGCATTTGCTAGTGCATTTTCAGCAGAAATTCTTGCAGCAATCTGTGCAGCAAGTTCTCCTGCAAGATCACGAACTGTAATCTCTGCAAATGGTGCAAGTGTTGGAGCAGTCAAACCTGTTACGGCTGCTGCGACTGCATCAGAAGATGTTGTTGGAGCAAACATAATGAGTGCTCGTGCGCCTACAGTTGGAAGCGTTGCCTTGAATGTTGCAACTCCAAAGTCTGAAAGTGTAGCACCAGTTGTTGCTGTTGCTGAATCAAGTGTTGCTGTTGCAGCAAACACTGTTGCAGTAAGAGACTTAGCAGAAACCTTGTTTCCGAATACGTCTGTTGCTGTAACAAGAATATCCTGCTTTGTACCTGCAGCGCCTGATGCTGGAGCATTTACGATTAGGTTGTTGATCTTACCAGCAGTACCCTGTACATAGTATGTAAAGGTAGTTCCCTGGTTAGTAACTGTTACTGTACCAATTGCTGTTGTCTTTGTGTAAACAAAAAATGTTGCAGTTGTTCCTGTACCTGTTGCAATTGTCAAAGATGATGATCCTGACGTTGCTGATACTGGTGCTGCTGATGTGTGTAGTGCAGACACGATTGTTGCGTTTGTTGTTACTACAGAAACTGTTGTTCCTGTGTCAACTGTTGCTACGAACTTGAGTGCGTCAGCAGCGTCAACTGTGTTATCTGCAGGGACTGGCAATGATGCAGGTGTAGCAATTGCTGATGCTGTAGTGTTTGCTACAGAATCCAATGATACAGCCACTGTCATTACAGCAGCACTTGCAGGTGTTGCTACGATTGTGCCCAAAGTCATGGCTGCAACCATGGCTAGTGCGATTTTCTTGAATGAATTCATTCGTTATTTCTCCTTGTTTATAGTAAGTTAAACCTATCCAGATAATCTTTTACATCATCTGGCATAGGATTTAATTGTATCACGTTCTCCTTATGGGAGTCAACTCTAGGTCTATCCCTAAAGGTGTGTATCTCAATTTCTTCATTGAGATCCTTTGGGGTATGTGATATTGCCCCAAAGATTGCTCCACACACTGCGTCTGCCAAGTCCTTGGAAGATTTTCTTGGGTGGTCAACTCTATTGTTTTTCATAATCTTTAGTTCTGTTAGTTCTTCAAACAAAAGTTCGATTGCAGGCATTACCAGTCTTTCCTCATATACTAGCATAGCCATATCCTCATAATGCTTTTTGGCAACTGAAACAGTTTCAGTTTTAATTCCAACCTGCTTTAATTCATTCTGAATATCAAATGATTGCCAACGGTCAAAGGAAACCATTCCAATATCAAAACCCTGTCTGCGTAAATTCTGAATCCACAACTTAACTTCAGAAAGATTTACTGGGCCTTCAACTTTTGGTTCCCAGTATACTACTGCATCTACTACAACTACAGGTGCTACCTGTTGATAATCTTTAATTACCTGAATATTTACCCACTTTTCCACGTGAGCAATAGCAACAGCACACTTGTCATGCTTTTGTGCAAGGTCAGCATGTACGTAGTATTTTTTATTTGGATCTGGCTTAAAGGTTTCATCAAATCTTTTATATGTATCTATTGGATTCCTTAAAGTCATACATGCTCTTACTTTTTCCACCTGCTTAAAAAATGCATCAGTAGAGTATGTTGGTACACACGCAAAGCGTTGCATAGCATCTCCAAGGTCTGTCATAAATGCAATTTTAAAATCATCTATCTTGCGAGTAGGGTTAACCTCCCAGGTTGGACGCTTAAGAGCAAACACTCCTGGATACTTATATGAAATGACAGCATCCTCATCCCACTCAATTTCAAAAGAATTACCTTCCATGTCTTCTGGCAACTCTTCATTAATAATAAACTTATGTGTCTTATGTATAACATCTTTTTCTAAAATAACCTTGTCATACTGTGTTGAAATAAAGTCTCCTGGATAACGTGGAAAAGAAAGCAATGCTACCTTACCAAGATCAGGGAAACGAGAGTCTACAGATGCACGGAATGCTTTATAGATGTTATCTGCAGTCTTACCTTGATCATTTCCAGTCCCAACCTCAGATGCAAATCCCGAAATCTCATCAAGTACTGCAAGAAGAAGGTTCAAACCCTCATGTGATTCACGCTCTGAGTGACCTGAATAAACAGTAATTGATTTATCAAACTCAATGCTTTCTGCCTTAGCATAAAACTTTCCAGCAAACCAAGGTGACTTTTCAATCTTTGTTTTAAAACCTTTAAAGAAAACATTCTTGGCCTGTTGTGCGTTAATAGCAACGTTAATAATATCAATAGCGTCACCTGATGGCTTACCAAAATACTTTGCTGGGTCCTTTAAACATAATAGTTTATATACGATATATGCACATGCTACCGTTGATGTAAAATCTTTTCCAGATCCCTTTCCAAGTTGCAGAATTATTTCGTTTTTTGTATACTTTTTATAGTATCTAGAGCCCTCTTCTTGACCCATGAGATCAATCAAATCCTCTTTTTTATAGATTTGACTCAGTGCCTCAATGATGTCATATTGTGTTTGAGATAGTGGGGGCTGACCAAGATAGTCTACACCCTCTACAAATGTACGTGCATCTACTGGAGTCTCTGCAAAGTTATTATTTTTAAGTGCCTCCAGAAACTCATCATACATCGTGGATTACCGTAATAACTTCATCTTTTTTAGCAATTGCTGAAAGTCTTTTCATGATTTCATCACGAATTTGTGGGTACTCTGAAGCAATATCTCTGAGTATTGACATCAAAACCTGTTGGCGGTTTTCAATTTCAACCATCTCTTCTGCAAGTTCCTTGTTTTCAAGTAGTCCAGCCTTTTGCAACATATCAATTCTCTTAGATTCAATATCCATAACAAGTTTGATAGCAGCGGTTTTTGCACTAAGATTATTTGTCATTGATGCTTCATCAATAACTTCGTATGTGCGAGAAACCAACTTGCTATAGTGTGTGTCTGCTGCTGCAAGGGCTTCCTTGGCACGAGCACGGATAGCGTCATTGGCTGATGCCATAACCTTCCACTCATTAATAAGTTTTACAACCTTTTGTCTTGGAATAGATAGTTGCTTTGAAATAACTGTTGGGTCGTTACCCTTTAGATATTCTTCTACAACAAGATTTACTTGGTCTAGATGTTTAACTAGATCATCTTCAGTTGACATTTTTACCTTCTAACCTGTTTATCTCATCTTTTATATAAAAAATTGCTTTTTGTAAATCTTCTATGTGCCTATTGTCATCCTTTAGACCAGCCCTCCAAAGATACTTAAATGCATTTCCAATATTAAAATTTCTATGTCTTGTAATTTGAATACACTCAACACCAGACGGGTCCGATGTGTAATGCAGTGGGTGGTTAACCTGATCTACATTAATCAAAAACTTTTCACTTTCACGATTTTTTGTGTTGCTCATATACTTTCTCCATGTACTCTAATGAATTCTTCCTTGTATTCTTGATAATACTTATGTGCAATAAGTCTTTTTTCATTTATGCTCATCTCATTAGATTCAATTATAAAACGAAAAAAGATCATGTCAACATACTCTTTATCTAAAATTATTTGTGGCGGTCTCCAGTGAACTGTATTGCTAGAATGCATTACGAGTGCATCGTTATCTACAAGATTATAGATTGTCCCGTCTACAGCAATAGGCCATGTCACATTAGATTTGATCTGGTAATCTATAGTTATAGATGGATCACCAATATCAAAATGTGGTGTTAATCTAGGAATTCCAAACTCGTTTGAGTATCTAGAAAACATAGAATCAACACGAATAACTTTATAACCTAGGCTGTCAACATAATCAACTAGTCCATCAGTTATTTTTTTTGGTACGATATCAGTAATATCCATTATAACTCTTCCAGATGACCCCTGAATAAACGCTGCCCCTGAATCAAGTTTTTTCTTAACATCTACAAAACTTGATATTGTCGATGTATTACTAGAGTTATATGCGTCATATACCAGACCATTCAAGAGGTCCCTATCGTCGATACCTAGTAGTTCATTCTTAACAAAGTGCAACTTCATCTTGACGACTTTCTGAGTTTAAACTTTGCCAAGTATACATAGATTGTTTCTAAGGAAACACCACACTCGTTTGCAATATCCTGTGCAGACTTTTTGTCAAGAGTGTATCGCTTCTTCAACCAAGCCTCATTTGTATACAATTTTATAGACATACTATACACTCTGCCTCATATATTTATTCTCCAACTCATTGTCTTGGGACCTTGATCAATTAGTTCAAACATCTGCTGCTCAAACTGCTTTCGTAGTTGCTCATACAGTTTAGGGTTAACCTCTTTTAGTTTGTCTGTAATAGAGTATAGCATTTCTCCAGTCTCAGAGTCAATACCAGAAATTTCTAAAGCATTTTGTAAAAGTAAATGCTCTATCATTGCGCTTGTCTTTAGGTCCATGTTATAGAAATGCCTTCTCCCAGTTATTTATTGCCCAGTGGCCGATTCCACAAGCATCTGCTACATCGTTATCAGTAATAGTCTTATCATATTGAACATTGATAAATTTAATAGTTCTTTGCTTTCTTAGTTCTCTTTCATAAGACTTAAGCCATGAGTCAGACTTCCCTGGATTTTGTGAGCGAATAAACAGTTTTTCATCCTTAGAAATCTTTTTATTTCCAATAAAGTTTTGCCATGTAATTGGTGCAACTTTTCCTATTGTTTTTGTTCCAGACTGCCCCGCTGCTCCAAGAATAGCCCCTTGAACCAATGCAAGATCTGCAGCAGTCTTAGGGCTATTCATGAATACAGTGTGCTCAATTATTATTGCCTCAAAACCACCATAGTAATCAAGGAAGGCTTTTACTTTTTGACCAGCATCCATGACTTTTTGATATGTGTCATTTCCAGAAAAGTTTATCTTTCCAACAGTGCCCAATGTTTTTTCTTGAGTATCAAAAAGAGCAAAAGCAAGGCTATTAGTACTAGCATCTATAGAACAAATGGTCTTTGGCATAATCTCTACGCCCCACTTATTTTTTACCATTGCTTTTTCCCTTTATCTCTTTTAGTGCCTTTTGAACACTGCTTGGATTTACATTACACAAAACACAAAGACTTTCGTCGTTATAGATCGACAACTGAGATCCGCATTGCTTGCAATATCTTTCCTTACCTTTTCTTTTTTGTCGCCTGATGGCAACATACCTTTGTGCAATTTTTTGTTTTGTAGCCTCTTCTCTACAGGTTGGCGAACAGTATATCTGATAACTTATATCAGAAGTAAACTCAGTGTCACACCAATTACAATGCTTCATCAGTCAAAGGCTCCAAGGAATTAATCTTAATATCCCCTACCTCTGCTGACGCACACGCCTTTTGGATTGGACAGTTTTTACAGATCTTAGAGTTTGATCTATAATTTTTCTTAGGGAGGGTCCTATCGACCCAAGCCTTTCTAACTGTCCTCATCCAATCAAACGCTTGGTCTACCCACCTGCGATAGTGATCATTTACTTCTACTGGCAAAATTAGTAACTCATGATTATTTTTATTTTCATAAATTAGCACAGCCTTTGCCTTCTTTAAAATCTTCATATAGATTAGCAATTGAATAAGGTGACCAGTCTTTGGTTTCATGTGTGCCTTGCGGTACTCAAAGCCCTCGTTCATCATTGTTTTGATTTCACCAAGAAGTGGTTCTCCTTGCCAATTAAGCATAACATCTCCATAACCAAAAATTGGTGGATCAGAGTATGTAATCTTAAATTCTGAATCAATAAGAAACTCTGGAACATTTCCCATCGCTGCTTGGATTCTTTCATGCGACTTGGTTCCTGCTGTCATATTAGCAGCGCCATATGCATCTGCATTGTCCTCAAAGTTTTGACCATCAAAGGCTAGATACCAGTACCGTGCACATTCTCCATGACCGTAGGCAATTGTAGATGGAGCAAACGTCTTCTTGATAGTATGCTTGTCTACACGATTAATCGTATATCCTTCTTTAATCTTTGCTTCAAGACCCGCTATATCCATAGGATGAACTGGCGGAACTTCTTTCTTAACCATTATTTGCTGCAATAAACTTTTTGTCATTATATATTACTCGTTTCTGTTTGTATAAGTATAGCAGATACTAGCGTGTTATGTATTTTAATGCAGAAACAAGGTTGTTTATAGACTCTGCTGCTGTATAGTAAAGATTTTTCTTTCCTCGATCAGACTTATCAACATTAGCCATCCATGTTGCCTTGAAAGCCATCTTTGCTGCAATGGCCTGAAGACGTACAATTTCTACATGTGCCACATTAATAGGAATGTCTGGCTTAATAATTAGTTTAGCAATCATAGTTAATGCTACTGTTAGTTCGTCATCTTCCATGTAGTCTGCTATTTCAACAAGACCATTTACCATGTCTATAGTTGTATTTTCGCTCACTGTAATGCTACCCCTTTGGCTTGTTTTCTTTTTCAGAAAAATAAAGTTTTGTCATCTCAACAAGATGATCAATTCTTTCTTTTCTTGGCTCTGGTAGTCTTGATTCAGCATTTAGTCTTTCAAAGTCTTCTTGCTTTGAAAAATGCATGGTGACCATTTCTACTCTTTCATTTTCGCTAAACTTCTTTTTCTCTCTCCAGTGCAGTCTACCTGCTCCCCAAAAAATCAAAAGATCCATATAGTCTAACACAAACTCTTTACTTTCTACAAAAATTGGCCAGTCGAAAGTTTTGTCTAGTTGATAATCAAATGTTATTTTTGTAAAATAGTTATCTGAATCAAAGTGATAGGGAAGATCAGATATTCCATCTTCACTATAAAACTTACCAGAATAATCTAAATAACTATTATGGTTCATACGAACTTCTTCTCCGCACAACTCTGAAGCCAACCTTTCAAACTTATTTTTCAGGCGTTCTGGGTAGTTCAGTTCTATGTGCATTCTTCCTAGTTTATCAATAATCTGTGGTTGCCAAAACTCATCTGGACCATCATACTTTTTAGCATCTTCTATAAGTTGCTTGATCTCTTCAACCTCAGACTCTGTAAGAAATCCCTTAATTATTTTTGAAGGGATTTCATTTTTTGCAGCATATGGAATTGCGTACTTATTTACATATTTATTATTCATTTATTCTCCTTTGTAAACTTAACCAGAATAACTTTTTCAAAATCATTGTCTTCTAATTTTTTTGGTGCTCTAGAGTGATACTGATTTACACCGTCAAACAAAACTGCTGAGTTTTCCTTCAGTGTAAAAGAATTGTTGTCTATGACTATTGGCCACTTAATATTTGTCATAAGGCAATAGTCAATAATAACTGAGTCTGGGCCTTCGCCGTCACGATGTGATGGCAGTTTTGGAATGCCATACTGATTTTTATACTCCAAATATGTTGTGTTTGAAGCATATGTGTATCCTTCAAAACCACTTTCTGATATTAAACTAGTAAATGCTTTAAGGCATGAATCTGGCAATGGCAGATTTTGTATTGCAATCCTGCCCATCATCTTTCTTAAAATCTTTACTGGCTCAAGACTACCTTTTTCATATTCATTTTCTGTAATTTCTAGAGTATTTAAGTAATGCTCTACTATATTGGATAAATCTTCAACCTCTTCGGCACAAAGAACATCCTCTACATATGTGTTTTTAAATGATTCGGCACTCATAATTATATTATACACCATCTACAATATCTTCTAGTATTGACATCTCTATTATAGCAAGTCTAACTTTTGAATTACCGTCACCCATAACAACGACTATTGCTGGATCTTTACCATTTTTCATTGCATCCGTGGTTGCTTTAGCCCAAACCTCTTTATTTAGTGTAAAAGATTTACCCACTTCTTTAAAGTCTACAACAAAGTTTTTCCAAGATGCATCACCTTTTTGGGTGTTACGACCAGAGTTCTTGTGCTGTTTGGCGCCTATTCTTTTAGACTCACTCTTCTCCGTCAAAGTCACTCTTCTTTCTTCTTCCAAGATTTACCTTGCTTAAATGTTTATCCTTGCACATCCAAGTCATCTCTTTTGTTTCAGGATAAAGTCTTAAGGTTTTAACCTCTGCCTTACATGTATGGCATAAAAATGTGCCCTGATAAACCGTGAAACTAGGCATTTAGTTTAGCCTTGATTGATTCTTGCAAATCAAGATCCTCCCTTACACGATTAACGAATGCCTCTTTGCCCTGAACCTTTGTCCCATCAGGAAGTATATACCAAGCACCTGTACGCTCTACAATACCGTTTAATTCTGCCGTAGTAACCAAATCGCCAATGGTATCAAGGCCTACATCATCTCCTCTAAAATAAAAGTCATACTCTCCAGATTGGAACCCTGGAGATGTTTTAGAAAATTGTAGTTCCCATCGAATGGTTCTTCCAACCTTTTCCTCAATCAACTTATCTCCTACTTGAATCTTGCCCTTAATCGCTTGATTGTCCGATTCCGAACTAAATAGTTTAATAACACAAGAAGAATAGAACTTAGTAGCCTGACCACCAGAAGGCTGCTGACTAGTATACATAGCATTAATATTGTTACGAGATTGGCTGATAAGTACGAGAAGAGTTGGCTTAACTTTGTTGTTAGCGTAGTTAAGCATCTTCCATGCGTTGCTGAAGTCACGAGACTCTGCTCCAATCTGCTTTGTATTCTCTAAAGCCTTCATCTCATCAGTGTCCTTCTCAAAATAAATTGCAGGAAGCATTGATGTAATAGAGTCTACCACGATTAGGTCAACTCCAGCATTCATTAATCCAACGCCCACATCTACCATATCACTAATAGTTCTTGCCTGTGAGTAGATCAACTTTTCTGGATCTACCCCAAGAGTTCTAGCCCAGTCTTCAGAGTATGACATTTCTGAATCAATCCATGCACATAACTTTCCTTCTGCTTGCGCTAAGGCAATCATCTGAAGGCACATAGAGGACTTTGCAGACGATTTGGATCCCCAGATAAGAACTTGTCTACCATATGGAAGTCCTCCTCCAAGGGCACGGTTTAAACCATAACTTGGTGTTGGCTGATATTCATAATTTACTCCAACTCCAGAACCCAACTTCTTTCTTAACTTTGGATCAAGTTGTGCTAACGCTTCTTCTATACTAACTGACATGTACATCCTCCAATGTTACTGTTCCGTCTTTTGTCTTTCCAAAATCAAACTTATAAGATTTTCCCTCTTCAATGCTCATATATGCTTTTGCAAAAGATGTAGGAAAAACCGTAATAGAATGTAATTCTCTTCTTGTATCTGCAAGGGTGAGAGATGCCATCTTTTTCCCAGTCTTTGTAATTCTTGGTTTAAATGAAACAACAAACATTTCATCATCTTTATATGGCAATTGCTTGTAACTCAAGAACTTTACAAGTGCATGAGATGATTCTTTTATTTCATCAGAAGGTATGAAAGATACAATCCTGTTGTCATTACAAAGAATTAAGTAAGAACGACCAGTCTCAATAGTCGTATTTTCATCATCAAATATACCGACACTGCCAGTTTTGTCCAAAATTTCAACTCGTGACCATCCTGTTCCTCGCTTAATTGATTTTACCATACCCATAAAAATGTATGATCCTTTTTCTTCAAAGTCAACAATATCCTGAATAAATGCATAGTAATGAGAAGGAATTATGATATTAAACTCTGGAAGGTTTAAGTATTCATACAGGTTTTCTTTAATCTCCTGATCATTTCTAGGATTATCATTAAAGGTTGCAGCACCAATTACTCTTAGTGCCTGGAGTGCACGGCTGTTTACTCCGTTTCCTTTGGTAAATGTAAATTCTTCAAGTTCTTTATACGAACCGAATGGTCGTGCAGATATGTATCTTTCACCAATCTTGTCAGATATGAACTTGATAGCACTGAGTCCAAACCGAATGCCTTTACCCTCAATTTTAAAATCAATATCCGAATCGTTAATGTGAGGTAACTTAACGCTAATGCCCATTCTTTTTGCTTCAATAAGATATTCAGTTCTCGCATCTTTGTCCTTTTCATTTTTTAGTACTGAGTACATAAACTCAAGTGGGTAGTGATACTTCAGCCATGCAGTCCAATAAGATAATGTTGAGTATGCTACTGCGTGGGATTTATTAAATGAGTACCCTGCGTGGGCCTCAAAATCATGCCATAGATCACGAGCAGCGTTAGGAGCAATAAACTTTGACGCACCTTCTACGAACTTCTCTTTAAACTGATCAAATTCTTTAGCATCTTTTTTCTTTCCAATGATCTTTCTAACTTTATCTGCTTCCGACATGGACATGCCACCAAGGTGTACGCATGCTTGCATAACTTGTTCCTGGTAAAGAATACAGCCATATGTGTCCTCCGTAAACTGTTTTAGTACTTGGTGAGTGTAAGAAATGTTTTGACGACCATGTTTACGATCAACATAGTCCTTTCCGATAGTATTCATTGCACCTGGACGAACAAGAGCATTTGATGCTGCAAGTTCATTTAGATTTTTTACACCCATCTTAACAATAAGATTTGTATATGGTGCTGCTTCACACTGAAAGACTCCTTTTGTATACCCATCTGATAGCATCTGATAAACATTAGCGTCGTCCATTTTAATCTTAAGAAGATCTATCTTCTTGCCATCTCGTTCTTTAATTATGTCAATGGTGTCTTTCAAAACTGATAAAGTTTTAAGACCCAAAGCATCAATCTTAATTAAGCCAATACGTTCTGCTTCTTCCATATCAACACCTACAACAGGAATTCTTTCATCTGATCCTGTAGATGATCTTGTTTCTAGTGGTGCATATCTAAAGATTGGCTCTTTACTTGTTACTACACCTGCTGCGTGGATTCCTGTACCACGAATGCGACCACGTAGTTGCTCTCCATAGATCTCTACTTCTGGATATTTTTCACGAAACTCTCTTGTTGATTTTGATGTACAGTAGTCATCCCATGAATCCACTGTCTTCAAAACTTTGTTAACATCAGACAACGGAATATTAAGTACTCTTGAAACATCTCTAACAATTCCTTTTCCTGTGAACTCAAGGAATGTGGCGATGGATGCAACATGTCGATACTGTCTAACAAGATAGTCTTTTACTTCTTCACGACGAGTATCCTGAATATCTGTATCGATATCTGGAAAGTCATTGCGATCTGGATTAATAAAACGAAAGAACAAAAGATTATGTTGAATAGGATCAATGTCTGTAATCTTTAATGCGTAACAAACAAGTGAACCAGCAGATGAACCTCTACCTGGTCCAACCATAATCTCTTCCTTCTTAGCCCAATTAATCATATTACTTACAACAAGAAAGTATGGGGCAAACTTCTTGTCTTTAATAATCTTCAACTCTTCTTCAAGTCTGTCAATGTACTCTTGGTTCTCTGACAAACCTCGTTCTAGAAGACCAGCAAGTGCTAACTCTTTTAACTCTTTGTCTGGATTTTTGTATTGTGCTGGTAGAAGGTTAAGACCTTCTTGAATTCCATAATCAGTTACCTTGTTTGCAATTTCTAGTGTGTTTGCATAAATGTCTGGGCGATCAATTCCTTGAGACTCCATTGCTGACTTCATTTCTTCATACGAAAGCAAATGAATATCAAACTTATTAAATGTAATCTGACGATCTTCACCATATAGATAGTCAAGACGCTTCATCATATCTGGCTGCTTTTTAGACTTTTCAAAAGTATGCTCTTTGTCAATCTTCACATGTGTATTAAGAAGAAGTTTAAACTCTTGAATTTCTTTTTGGTCTGTGTGACTATGGTGGCAGTCAGGTGTTACAACAACCTTCACTCCAAACTCATCAGCCAAAGCAATTAGTTGCTTGTTTATTTCTGCTGTATTGTGTGGCATCACTTCTACATAGTAGTCATCATTAAACACACGCTTAAACCACTCAATATATTTCTTTGCTACAGCAAACTCATTGTTCTCAAGCGCTTTTACAAGTACGCTACTTGGACAAGCAGAGGTGACTATAATTCCCTCTGAGTACTTTTCAAGAACCTCAAAGTCAAACCTTGGCTTCTTAAAGTATCCTTCTGTCCAAGAAATTTCGCTAATCTTATTTAAATTCTCTAATCCAATTTGGTTCTTGGCGAGAAGAACTATATGGTTATAGACTAGATCTAGATCTCCGTCTCTTTCAGACTTATCTCTAGTGTCGAATCTATCTTGACACATATAGCCTTCTACGCCAAGTATAGGCTTAATACCCTTCGCTTTTGCAATACGGTGCAGTTCCCTATGCCCAGATAAAGTACCGTGGTCAGTGATGGCTATTGCAGACATCCCTAACTCAACTGCACGGTCAACGTATTCTTCTGGAGTAGCGATTCCGTCAAAGAGGGAATAGTGGGTGTGTACGTGTAAGCCTACGTAACTCATTGATTACCAGTCGATGTTCGTGCTGGTAACAGATGGAGTATCAAACCCAAAGTAGAATGCTTCCTGCTCTGGGTAAGGAACTTCACGGACAACCTTTTCTAGGTTGTGGAACTCAAAGCCTTCCCAATTGAATGGCTCTGAGTCTGGCTTTGAAGGTAGAAGTGTGTAGTTAGTTTCAGTTCCCTGACCATTACGCTTTAACTTCCACTCAAGATTTGAAATGCTACCTGTATCGAGTGCATATTCACGAATGTTATTGAATGCTGACTGCTTACTAATTCCTTGTGACCAAACAGCAATGTATGGATCTTCTAGACCATCGTTAATTAAAACGTTGCAATAGAAGCGGAGACGTGCTCTCCATCCTGACTTTGGCTCCTTACGAGCCATTTCGCAACCAAAGCATCGACCCTCTGAGTCAATTGTACAAGCAGCCTTTCGCTTGTAGTCCTTTGGATTTGTGTGTTCTGATACTACTACAGATAGACCACGATCTTCTGTGTAGTTTGCTGAGTCCTGATCAAGTTCTTCAACAAATCTTACCTTTGCTGACTGACCATCTGCAAGTTTAACCCACTTCACTTTCTGTCCTGTTCCTTCGTATTTTGGCTTTTCGAGCAGGGCGTTGATATCTTTTAATCCCTTAATTACGCTGGGCTTAGTCGCGGCAACGGCGAACACGGCGACCCTGCAGCAGAGCTTGGCCAACGCCGATGCGTCGGCATACAGCGTCGGTCATATCATGACAGCGAT